ATTTTGCTAAAGGTAAGTAGAAATAATGGTAATGGTGGGGGGGCCCATGATGACAGTTTGAAAGATATAGCCGGGTACGCTGTTTGCGCATCCCAGCTGCATGATGATTAGCAAATTATTTTAGATTCTGAAACTTTCACGCGATTACTTCTTTTCATTCGCATATATAGGCACGCTAATTTTTTGCTAACTTGGGCCCAATCTGGATCATCAAACCTATAAGTTTCAAATTCGTTGCATACCAGAATATCTGGAAAGCACCGAAAATTCTTATTGATTACCGCGTTAAATTTAATTAAGAAACCAATGTTATCATGTATTGATTAAGATTCAGCATTTTCTTGCATCCTCCTGTAAACTTCCTCACGGTAAATCTGATATTTTATAGGGGCATCAAATGCCAGCCTAACAATTTTGTTTCTTACATTAATTTCTTTAACAATCATTATCAGGTCATTATTTATTCTTATTATTTGTCCTTGTCGTCTTTCCAAAATCAACATATTCATCCTTTGTTATTTTAAGTGTTTACTACTTAATTTTTAAAAAAATACTAAAAGTCTTCATCTTCTCCAATGTCAATTAATTCTTCATTAAACTCAGGTTCTGAATCCAAAATATCTTGCGTTATTTCGTCTTCATCCCCGAATGATTCGTTATTGTTGCTCATTTTCACCCCCGATTAAATTTTCCATTACTTTTCGTATTTGTCGTAAAGACAAACACACAACACCGAGCGATAGTTCAACAGACTCAATCGCATCACATAGTATTTGGGCTTCGTCCTGGTCATTCATTGCATGGCCAACCTTGTCCTTTCTCTACGCACCTTTCATATTCTTTTAAAGCGACCACATAACATGATCCCGCGTGCTCGAAAGCATCCTGTGCTTTATCAAATAAAATTCCCGTTGGGTGGGGTGTGTTCATATGCAGAAGGTCATATTTTGTAACCACCTGATATTTTCCATCCAACATTATGACCGCAAAACCTGATGGCAATGGTTTCATTTTTAAAACTCCTTAGTTGATCCACTTAAACCCATGAGCCATTAAACCTAGTAGCCCGATGAAACCTGAACCCATTAATCCTAGCATCCATTTTTGATGAGATTCCAGCCTTTCTAATATCTTGAACAAATGATTTTGATTATTTTTTATGATCTCAATATCAAGTTGATCTTGTGTGTATGTTTTGTTTGTCATTTTTTATTCATCCTTTGTTTTTTAACCCGTTGCCCAATTGCCCCGATATAAATATTATTATACTCACTTAGTTTATGGTGTCAACTTGTTTCTACTATTATTTATAGTTCAAATAATGTAAATTAGTTACATTGATGTTATTTGTTTTAATACATACAGTTATAAATTTTAAGTGGTAGTTATCAACCGTTTTTGTGGATAAGTGATGATAAAATTTGATGGTAATTTAGATAGTTTTGAAGATTTAAACGCATTCTTGATTAGTGTACAGGAATATATCTATAAGGTTAGAGAGAAATATGAGTGTTAATTGTATTAGATGTAATGGTACAAAGTTTTATACATTTGGTGGAATGCGTAGCGCTTGTAATTGCAAGGCAGCATTAATTGATAAAATGGAAGATAAGAAAATTGAGCCTTTGAAAAAAGGAAAGTGAAATGGCGAGACCAGTCGGTAGACCCTCTATATATACCACAGAATTAGCTGATTTAATTTGTTATCGTATTGCTACATCAAGCACAGGCACAAAGAATCTTTGCAAGTCTTACGATGACATGCCGGATGACACGACGATCTATGACTGGCGCTATAAAAACGAAGATTTTTCCCGTAAATACGCTACCGCAAAAATGAAACAAGCCGAATTAATGGCAGAAACAATACTAGAATTTTGCGAGGTTCCCACTTTTGATGACAAAGAGGGAATTGAAAGAGTAGATCCAGGTCGAGTAGCATTGCAAAGGTTGAAAGTTGACAGTATAAAATGGCAAGCCTCAAAATTAGCACCGAAAATTTATGGCGACAAACAAATAGTTGAAACCGTGACAACTGAAAACGATCAACTCAAACAAGAGTTGTCAGAATTACGAGCAAAGCTAGCAGAGAAAGCAAAGAGTGAGTATTGATTTAGAGAAAGAAGAACTAGCCGCAATACTTAAAGGCTCATTATTAGAGTTCATCAAAACGTTTTACCCTCTTTTAACGCACCGCGATTTTATACTATCAAATCCGCACGGGCGCGAGTCACACATCATCACGATATGCCGAGCACTCACCCAATGCGCACGTCTTGAAATACCAAATCATAGACTCATGATTAATGTACCTCCGGGACACGGTAAATCTTTAATGGTTTGCATGTGGATAGCATGGACTATCGCAAATTATCCTGATTCGCGTTTTTTGTATATCTCATACAGTAAAGACTTGGCAACGGCTCATACGTCAACGATTCGCGATATTGTATCGCTTGCTCATTATCGATATTTGTTTGATATACACGTTAAACACGACAGCAAAGCTAAAGACGCTTGGAAAACCACAAGTGGCGCCGAAGTATCAGCGTTTGGTGCAGCGGGTGCAATTACTGGACGAGATGCAGGATTGCCAGGGCTTGATAGATTTAGCGGGGGCGTTGTTTGCGATGACATGCACAAACCTACAGAAGTACATTCTGATACTATTCGTGAATCTGTTATACAGAACTACAAACAAACGATTAAGCAACGACCGCGTGGTGTGAATGTACCTATTGTTTTTATCGGTCAACGGCTGCATGAAGGCGATTTACCGGCTTACTTGCTAAGCGGAGATGACGGGTACGACTGGCATAAAGTTATACTAAAATCAATTGATGATTCTGGGAATGCTCTATACCCGGAGGCGTTCCCTATTTCTATGCTGCGCAATAGTCAAAAAACAGATATCTATACTTTCGCTTCACAGCATCAACAAGACCCACAGCCAGCTGGCGGCTCTCTATTCAAGGCTGATTGGTTTGTGATGCTAGATTTTGAGCCGAACATTATCCAAACATTCATCACCGCAGACACTGCCGAAACAGACAAATCGTATAATGACGCAACAGTTTTCAGTTTTTGGGGTATCTACGAGATTAATACGATGGGCAGACTAACCGGCGAATATGGTATTCACTGGCTGGATTGCGCAGAACTTAGGATTGAGCCAAAGGACCTGAAGGATTCGTTCCTAGACTTTTGGCAAGATTGCTCACGTCACAAAATAGCGCCGCTGCTTGCAGCAATCGAGAAAAAATCAACCGGCGTCACGCTGATATCGACACTGCAAGAATTGAGAGGAATACAAATACGAAACATCGAGCGAAACCGCAGCTCGGGCAGTAAAACAACGAGATTCTTGGAGATACAGCAATATGTAGCCAGTAAACGTATATCATTCACAAAGGGTTCGCGACACGCTGAAAACTGTATTAATCATATGAGCAAAATAACCGCTAATGATTCTCACAGGCATGATGATATAGCCGATACATTGGCAGACGCAATTAAAATATCATTAATTGATAAATCAATTCGGATAGACACTAAACAAAATGAGTTACTATCTGCTAGTATTATGAGACCTCAACTAGATCGACTCCAAATCGAAACGGACTTATTTTATGGCGGGAAATACTGAGTATTATTCAAACGAAAATTTAGAGCGCATCAAGAGCAACATATCAACTTCTTACCTGTATTTCGACGACAATTACAAGCGCTTTCGGGACTTTAGACGTTTTGTTTTTTGTGAATCAGTCACCGAAGAACAGCGTTCTATGCTTCGTCGGCTCAATCGTCCTGCAACCGAGTTTAATATACTAGAAGCCTATATCAGTAGGCTACTTGGTGAGTTCTCCAAGCAAGAACCTTCTATAGCGGTATCACCGGCAGAAGACTCACCCTTATCTGATGAATTATGTAAGCTCGTCGAAAACAACATCAGGCACGTGATGTACGATGCTAATAAAAACTCATTCGCTTATGAGTTGTATAAGGACTTGTTATCTGGTGGGTTTTCAGTTGCTAAGGTTTGGACTGAGTACGCTTCACCGATGAGCTTTGATCAAGTTATCCGTTGGGACAGGGTGTTTGATCCCACACTATGCGGATTTGACCCACTGGCACGCACATCACACAAGGGAGACGGAGAATACAGCTTTGAACTTTTTCCGATGCTTGAAAATGACTTCCTTCGTAAATTCCCAGAGGCAAAAAAAGATTCGCTGGGATATCAGCGTGACATTGAAGGCTTTAACTGGACTTATGAAGACTCACAACAACGAAAAACCGTTTTAGTCTGCGAGTATTTCGAAAAGAAAAAAAAGAAAGTTAAAATTGTTAAGCTAGCAAACGGCAACGTCATGCAGTTGAGCGAGTATAAAAAACTTGCGAAAAAATGGGAAGAAATGCAGGTAATTGAGCAAATACCAATAATCGTTGGAAAGCCCAGGGTCACAGAACTAGAGACAATCTGCCATTATAAGCTAATAGTAAATCAGATTTTAGAGTACACAGAGACAGATTATACCTACTTGCCGCATGTGTTTTTTGATGGGCACTCAATCATATTGAGTCGCGGAGAATCAAGCTCACAATCCTATCAGATGACCCGTCCCTATGTTTATCATGCTCGAGGTATTCAAGACTTAAAAAACTTTGCTGGTCAAACACTAGCAAACTATCTACAAAATCAGGTTCAACACAAGTTTATTGTCATGAAAGAAGCGATCCCAAACGAGAAAGATTATATATCTGCACTCACAAACCCTCAAAGAGCTTCTACGCTTGTCGTAAACGCGTTTTTAGACAATAACCCATCTCAACCCATCCAAAACCCAATACGTGAAATACAGAACATGCCAGCGCCCCCTGAGGTCATGCAGGCATTCCAGGTTACCGACCCTACGACACAAACGATACTTGGTAGTTACGCGTCAAACCTGGGTAAAAATGATAACGACCTATCAGGCAAAGCGGTGATTGAGTCAGCAAGCGTTGGTAATGCTGCGGCGATGCCTTATGTTGTTGGGTATCTATCCGGTCTTAATCAGATGGCCATCATTCATACAAACCTGATGCCAAAGTACATCTTAGGTAAACGTAAAGTTCCGACAATGGATAATGCAGGAGAAAGGGACTATGAAGAGGTCAACACCAAAGGAAATCAACAACTAGACTATGGTAATCATGCTTTGAACGTATGTATTGAAGCGGGTGTTAATTTCAGCGTACAGAAAAACCAAGCGTTACAGCAGATAACCGCATTGATGGGGGTGAGTGAGGAGTTTTCACAATTCATGAATGATGATGAGACATTGCCAATTCTAGTCGACAATCTCACAATTTACGGCAATGACAGGCTTAAAGAAGCAGTGCCTAAATGGATCCAAAAGAAAGCGCAAATGCAGCAACAGGATAAACAAATGCAACAAGAGCAGATTCAAAACGACCCGGCTATTATGAGAGCAAAGGCTGAAATGATGAAGATTCAGCGGAAAGCAGAGCAAGACCAAGTCGATAATCAATTGGCAATTGCTCAACTGCAAATTGATAAAGAGCTGGCAGAAGCCAAATTGATGGAAGCTGAGAGCAAGATATCAGGAATGCATATTGACCAAGTTTTGAAGATGGAGCAGGAAGAAACCAGCAAGTTTAATCACACGATAGACAACGCCACAAAGATGGCTGAGCTTGAGTTTAAAGAACACCAGAAGGGAATGGATCATCACAACTTAAACCTTGAACATAGAAAACTAGACGAATCAAAAGGGGAGTAAAAATGACAACCAAGTATAGAATCACAGAGCAACACCTGAGCGAAAAACACGGTATAGCACGTTTAGAGCGTGATGGATTTAGTCGAGAGCAAATATCAAAAGCGATGTATTCACATACGCCCGGATGCAATCAAACTGATAGAGCTGCAATCATGAAGAACTTGTTTGATCGTAAGGGGAAATGCTGATGCCACTTGTCAAAGGTAAGCAGGGAAAAACCA